TTAACCGATTGATCTCTTCTCTTTTTAAAGCCTTCATCATTTAAATCAAAATCATATTTTTCTGCAATTTCTTCGATTCTTTTTGCTGCTTTATCAACATCACCGAACATAAGTTCATTATATACTTTATCTTTATCAGATAAATCTGATAAATCATTCTTTATTTCATCAGGACTAATCTTTTCACCTTTCTTATTAGTAACTTCATTAAATGAAGATTGATCTGTTTTTACACCAGATGCTGATGCACCACCTGCACCTTTCTTAATAGACCTAGCCTCTACACCGTTATAGATTAATTGCATCTTTCGCTGTATTTCTTCTGGTGAATCTTTTTCAAAATCTATTTTCTCGGGAGATATTGATATTATGTCACCTAGTGGATAGTTTGACTGAGCTGGCATATATACTTCATTACCTTTATTCAATTCACTCATATATGTTACCATTTCAGCAACATCTGCAGTTGCGCTATCAAAAAATGGATCGGCAAACATTTCCTCGGTAAGTCTATGCAATTCCTTATCATATTCTTCAGGATCTTTAATATCTTTAAGATTCTTAAAATCATTTAAAATCTTAGTCTGTGATTTTGACGGGGCGTTTCCTGTCTTTTTAAATTGTTCCTCAAATCCTTCTACTATAGAATCCGCCGTAGCATTTTTTAGCTTATCTCTGTTTTCTGGTGATGAAGGTGGAGTATTAGGAACCGGTTCTATGATTGACATTTCACCTGACTTAAATGAGTTCATTGCAGAATCAATAATGTTATTTCTTCTCTCTAAAAACTTTTTTGCCAAATCAGCATCTTCTTTAGAACCATATACCTTTAATAGCTCATCATCTGAAGGTATTTTAGTTTTTTGTATTTTACCACCACCTATTTGAATGCCATCTTCTAATACTTCAGTTTTTACGTTTACAACTTTTTCTTCACCAAATATTTTAGCAGCTGTCATTTCCTTTCTGCCAATCTTTCCACCTTCAGGTGAGAAGTTTTCCAATCCAATTTCTTTCATTAAATTGGTTATTTCAGAAGGACTACCAGAACTTGGTACTAAAAGTTTTCTTGGAAGACCTGTTGCTGATGTGTTTAAATACATTTTTGTAGCCTTTGCAGTTACACTATTTCTTGCAATCAGCCCTGCATCATTTAATGCTTGTATTGCTTCAATCTTATCTTCTTTTGGTGCATTAGGATCATTAATAACATTTAATGTATCTAATACCTGTTCTGCATTTTCTTTTTTATCTGGATCTTTAATCTTTTCTATTTCATCACCTACTCTATTAGATAATTTAGATATCTTTTCACTTGCACCTTCTTGTGGCTGTTCGTCTGCCTCCTTATCTTCTTTACCTTTAGGCTCTACTATTTCATGCTTTTTAGGGTCTGGATTTTTAACTTCGTACTCATCTCCAGTTTTCTTATTTCTTACTAAGGTTTTGCCATCTTCCTCTACAATAACTCTACCTAAATTGATAAACGAATTGTAATTAAGTACCTTTTCCTCAACTATCATTTCTTCAGCTGTTGGTAAAAGAGATTCATTGGTTGACTTAATCTTTAAATAATCATCAAAAGTCTTAAACGAATCATCGTCATTTGGTTGTATGACATCAATTACTTTATCTACCATTTGGTTAAAATCATTAATGACAGATGGTGTCATAATGTTTCCTCCGTTTTTTCTTTTCTTTTTTAATGATCCTAACATTATCTTAAATAGATCTTTAAGTTGTGGATTTTCATTAAGTATATCTTTAGTTCTTTGACTTGGTATTAATTCTACATTAAGATCAAATTCATCACCTTTTGCAAACTCGGCTTTTTCAATATCAATCTTTGTAATATCCTTACCTCTCTTAGTTACATAGTCATTAAAAATATTTGACACCATTTCAATGTATCTCATATCTTCAGTATCTCCTAAGATCTCATGTTTCTTAATTCCTCTTTCTTCAATAAATGCTAAAAGATCCAATAAGATAATTTCATTAATATCAGCGGGTGCCTTTCTTAAATCAATAGGTTCCTTATCTTTCATAAGGTTAACTGTATAAGGGTCTATTAGCTTAGCTGCAACGTTTTGTCTAGTCCCGGCCTTATAGAACTTAAATATTATTGATTCAATTGGTTTCTTTAAATCGTGTTGTAAAGTAGTAGATTGGATAGAAGGATTTAAAATTCTTAAAAGATATTCTGCAAATGAATTAGTATTAAAGATTTCTGCATGATCCTCTTTAGGTGTATTTAAGAACTCTTTGATTTTTTGTTTCTGATCATCTGTTAGATAACCTTTAAATAGAGGCAATAGTGGAGTAACACCTAATGCATTTGACCAGTCATTAATAACTCTAGGATCTTCAATAACTTTCATAACATTACCGCTAGGTGCCATAACCTTAATATGAGTAAGAACCAGATGATTCTTAGGCATTCTATCATATGTTATTACACTGGGTTGATTATTAACAAAATATTGAAAACAGAATTTCCAGTTTTCAGGTATACTATTAAAGTTTTTAGAAACTACCGATTTAATGTAACTGATGGGTTTTTCATAATAGACCATAAGTGTCCTATCAATTAGGTTAATAGGTCTTTGGTTTCCACCTTTATAGAATTCCACGCCATCACCCTTTCGTTGAAAAGAAAAAGAAGATCCGGATAATTTTTCTGTTACTACAAGGTAGTCCTTAAAAAGATCATCTATAAGTTGCTTTCCTGAATCTTTATAAATCTGAGTTAACTCTTTCATTTGCTTATTTTTGATTATCAGTTTATATATTCTTTAGATTATAACCATATAGAAAAAGGGCGGTTATGTAGTCGCCCTTTATCATACTTTATAGCAGTTAGAGTATATACCCAAAACTCAAATGTTGGCTCCCTCTAGAGGTAAGCAATATAAGAATCCAGTCTATCTATCTTCCGTACTTAATAATACCTAATAATTGATTAAGTGGAGCAAAAGCACCAGTTAATTTATATAGCTTTCCGTTATATCTAAAGACAATACCTTCGCTTGGATAAATTGAATCAAGGCCACCGATTCGGTCAAGTTTAGCCAATTGGTCTTCAACCTTTTTAATTTGATCAACACCGCCACCTTTTCTAATTTTAGTAGTTTCAGTATCAAGATAAGCTCTTAATCTTTGTGCTTCATCAGATGGGTTTGCCGCAACAAAATTACTTGCATTCCTAATAATAGTAGCACCAAGCTCCAGGAATAGATCTTCAAAAGGTCTAATGTTTTCTTTATACTTTTTCTTAACATCTTCTTTATCATACTTCTTAACTAATGCAGCTTCATCTTTTCCGATTTGCTTTTCAAGAGATCTCATATTTAAGCTTTTCTTATCGCCGTACGCCCATCTCCGTAAAAGCCCTTCCTTAACATCTTGTGAAAGGTTAGGAAAGTCTGCATCAATCAATTCTCTCCACCACATTTCATGGTAACGAGAAACTTCATCACCGTCATTTAAACCATAACGATTTTGTAATGCAATAACTTTATCTTCAAACCTTTTCTTATTAGCGCTAAAATCAACATCTCTTTGTAGTTGAAGTATTCTAGGTGGAATAATCTTAAATGTTTTACCTATATCAGATTTTACTTTGGCTAAGATTTGTGGAATTTCTTTAGCAGGTCTACTATCCGTATCTAAGATATTCCCATCACCATCTGTTTTTGTAATATTATGAAATTGAATAACATCAGTATCATAGTTAATTACATTAGGATTTTTAGAATAGATAAGCTCCATATTCATAAAGTTCTTACCATTATCAAAAATCTCTTCTTGTTTTGGTTTAGGCAATTTAACTAAAAGACTAGCAAGATCTTTAGCAGCAAAAGTAAATGTATCTCTTACCATAGGAACATCATGAGATTCAAACTTTGATACGAATTGACTAAGACTCATAGGATCTTTTGTATCACCTGTATTTCTGGCAAACATAACATTACCATCTTTCATAGTAACAAATAAGTTTTGCCCATCGGTCTTTTCAATAGGATCCTCTTCAAAGTTCAATTCCCCGCGAAGTCCTGCATCAACGATCTTTTTAAAGTCACCGAAGGTTAATCCTTTATCATCATACGGATGGCTCATATGACCAGCTGCTCCGCCTTCAAAAAGAAATGGCTGGCTTTTATCGGCCAGCCATTCTTCAAACAATTTAATATGTTTCATGTAATTAGTTTATGTTATCCCATTGAAGATTGTAACGCCCCAACCATAGCACCGTAATCTCCGCTATACTTAGATTTTAAACCGTCAATAACTTCTTTTGCTTTGGCTTCATCAAAATCATCGCCGTGAGCATTTTTTAGAATTTCAGTTGCATATTCTTCAAATTCCTTATCAGACTTAATTTCTTTTTCTGATACTTTAGCTTCTTCAACAGTTTCCTCTTCTTCAGCTTCTACTTCTTCTTCTTCCTTTACAACAACAGTACCTTGTACATCGGCTTCATCTTTTGCAGTTTCTGGTGCAGTGGTAATGTTTTGGTCTTTAGTAACCAATTCTTCACCCTTTGAATCAGGCTCTTCTTCAGGCTTACCCATATCCATAATATCACCTGCAATACCTGCGGCTGATTCAGGACCGTCACCTTTTGCAACCTTAATCACAATGCCGTTTTGATCAGCCGTTTCATCTTTTAATTCAGGACCGTTATCAACTTCTTCAGTAACCTCATCTTCATCAGATTCTTCTACCTCTTCGTCTTCTTTAGAACCGTATGCTTCATTAACAAATTTAGAGAAAGACATAATTCTTGATTCGTCTTTCTTGTGATGCATATCCTCATCCTCTAATTCGTCTTCTTCTTCCTTATCATCAGCAGCATCTTTTTTCAAATCTTCTATATGAGCATAGTCATCTTTTGCTGCGTCTTTATCATGTTCAATTTCTTCTTCTTCATCTTCTTCAGCTAACGGATCAGCAGAAGCAGCAATAGGAGCAGCGTAATCTTCTGGCTCCTCATCATCATCATGATACTTAACATTCTTATTAACAGTAACTTCCTTTTCTTTAATGAAATCTTCAAATGCCATTATTCTACGAGTAGCAGCAGGAGTATCTTCTTCCTCTTCTACATCAATACCTGATTCTTCGTCATCACCTTCAGCAGGTACTTCATCAGTAACAGGTTGATCATCAGTAACATTTTCACCGGCTTCATCTTCAACGTCTTTAGGTTCTCCTATTGCATTTACTTCATCCTCGATGTCTTCAGCAGTATCTTCTTCAACTTCATCCTCTTCGGCAACTTCGCCGGTTCCACCTACTTCTTTATCTTCTTCTTTTTCGCCTTCTTCGCCTTCTAATGATTTAGGTTCGCCTTTGGCTTTGCTTTCATCTTCAATATCCTCTGCTCTATCTTCTTCAATTTCATCTTCAGATATATCTTGCTTTGGAGTAAAGTCTTTTAGTAATGCTTCTAATTTAGACAAAAGATTCTTTTCTTTCTTTAATTCTTCGACACTTTCGTAACCCATCTTTTTAACAAGATCCATTACGGCGTCTTGATTGACTTTAGCAGATTCATTAAGCGAATCAGTTGCCGTAGCAATCGTTGAAAACTTTTTGATTGGTTTCATGTTAATTTATCTTTTTTTGATTCTTTTTTTATATATCCATGTCCCATGTGAAAGATATTCTATATTAGAATCTAACATTCTGAACTTCAAATGGGAATTTTTCTTCTTTATATATTTTTCGGCGTTCCATACCATGACGATAAATGTAATTCATCCAATCATGGTCATCAGCTTTATATCTAAAGTCATCAATAAAATCATAAATCTTAACAGTATCTTTAGATGCATGCTTTCTTAATCCACGACCAATTGACTGTCTGATAATGACTTCAGATTTAAATGACTCGGTAAAAAATATGTTATGTATGTTTTTAATAGAAATACCTGTAGAGAATGTTCCGTATGAAGCTACAATAATAACATCATCATTCTTTTCCATTCTGCTTTTAAACTCTTCTCTAAAATCAGACTTTACTGAACCATCTACATAATAGACCTTTTTATCGGTTATAGTTCTAAGCTTTTGATATATCTTTTCACCGTATGCTATTTTATGGAATAGCACTAATGAGTTGGATGTTGACTTTTTAATTACTTGGCAAATAAAGTCTAATCTTTTTTCACTTTCATTAATAAAGTTCTGTTCTAGACTAAACAGTTTTTGTCTATCATAAGGGTTTTTAGATAGAGATGAAAATGCTTCCTTTTGCGCATCGGTTGCATATTCCATGTGGATTTGTAGTACTTTACATTTTGCAATATAACCTTCATCTTGTAAATGAGCGGCTTTTACTTGAGTAACTAAAGGGCCCATTGCTGACATTAAACTTAGCCTATTAACAGTTCCTCTTTTAGGAATAGTTCCACTAAGACCAAATCTATAATCACAATGCCAGCACATATCCATAATCTTTTGGATTGAATTTGCTTTGGCTTTATGAGTCTCATCTACAAAGACCGCATCAAATTGGCTAAAGTATTCTTCATCCTTTTTGGTCAATGACTGATATGTACCAATTACAACATTAGAACTTTTTCGTATCTTAACGCCTGCGTATATCTGTTGAATCTTAATAGGTACCCTACCTTTATTGTATTCTTCAAAATCACCAGTTGCCTGTACAACCAAACTAACATTAGGCACAATCATTAAGATTTTCTTTTTACCTAACTGTTCCATCATGTAAGCAACAACCATAAAAGAGATAAGGGTTTTACCTGCAGATGTAGCTAATTCAGCAAGGCATCTTCTATACTTAAGAATTTTTAACGCGGCATCAATTTGATAGTCTCGTGGTTTAATATCAGAGTTCTTAAAAAAGTCATCAACCCATTCCCTAAAGACATCCTCAGTAATAGAAGTATCAAAGATATCAGTTATTCCATTTAAGGTAAACTGGTAATCATATTCTTTACAAATATCAATAACTTCTTTCCATAAACCTGCAGGAATTTTATTTCTTTTTATGAATGAGATATTTCCATCCCAAACTTTCTTTTTGACTAATGGGTGGAATCTCCATCCTTCAATCTTCTTTGTAAGACTAGATTTTAACTGCTCATATTCCATCTCGGTACATGAGTCAATTACTAAAAACTTTTTATTTTCTGATAACGAAAGTTCCATTAAAATTCTTTATCATCTAAGCTAATACGATTCCTAATAGCAAAGGCCATATTATCCAGCGTTTTGATACATTCATAGTAATAATCAATATGAGATTGTAACATGTCTATTTGGGTCCTAAGCGAGGCTAAGTCTGCTTTAATGAATTGATTTTTTTCACCGTTGGTTAGCTTAATATCATAGTTAACAGAATATTCTCTATACTGTGATTTGTAATACTTATCCCAAGTAGCGTTTCTTTTATATATTGTTGTCTTAAAATCAGTAACCTTATCTAAGAGTATCTGTCTATAAGATAGCATTCTTACTTGGCATTCTGATAATTCGTTCATGTTTTTAAGCTTACTTACAAGATCTTTGATCTTTTCTTTCCAATCTTCACGATCTTTAGTTAGTCTTTGTTCTAACTGTTCGTTAGCTTCTTTAATTTGTGTATCGTCAAATGCCATTAAAATATACCTTTATCGTTGTTAGTCTTTTTATAATTCTTAATCTTAGGTTGAAACTTTTTCTTAGGCTCAGGTAATGTAAAGCTAGTATCAAATGAATCTACTTTCATCTTACCAAATTTAGTAAAGAGTTTAAGTTTCTTTTTTGAAGTTTCAAAGTCTTTGTAAAAATCATCAAATTGTTCAGTCACAAATTCATTATAATTTTTTATCATACGAAAATTAAATCTAAATGATTATTTGTAAAATATTTATCCAACTGACTTAGACACCCAGTTCTATGTTTGTATTCATACATAACCAGATCGTTTAAGTCTTTAACCTTTTTTGATGGTATTCTAAAATCCTTTAAAAACTTATCCCACATAAAGACAGTATTACCTGACTTTAGTTTTTCAATCATTCTTGTCTTTCCTTCTATATCATTATCAAAGAAATACCTAACTGTTGGAATATCATTAAAATCCAGTATTTGCTTTTTTACACCGGTTAAACCGATTGTGTTTGTCATAAACATAGCATCTATAGGACCTTCAAATACAGTAAAGTCTCTACTCATATCTGCAGTAAGAATTCCAAAGATCATAGATATCTTATTTAGAGAATCCATTTCTTCTTCAGATACATTAAGTGGTTTTTTAAGCCTATCATAAATCCTTTCAATATTCCAGGTTTTATATTTAGGACCACCACCCTCTCCTGATAAATCCCTAGTCTGAAAACCTATAATCTTATTATCAGAAGTTAAGTTAAAAACATACAGCTCCTTTCGTCTAGGATCATACCCAAAGTATTCTGTTTTATGATGAAGTAATCTACTCTTAAGATAAGGATATGCTCTGTAGGTAAGAGAGTTAATTGGATAGACATTAAAGCCTAATGCAATTTCATCAAATGTTAATGAGAGATCTTTAATTTTTTCAAAGAGATGAAATTCTAAAGTTTCACCTAATGAGAAGCTTTTTCGGTTTTCTTTAATGAAGTTTAAAACATCAATACGGTCTTCTCCTTCAAAATTTAAATTATGATCCTTTAGAAAAACATCTAAACTTACATGAGCTGAGCAGTTGTAACAGTGAATGTATAAATCATTCCAATAAAGGTTACCTCTTTTCTTTCTTTCATTATCAGTAGAATCACCACAGTAAGGGCATGCAAAATTTAAACGTTCTCTTCCCTCTAAGACTCTTCTTTTTTCAGGATGAGAATGGGTTTGATGAAGAACTCGGACTACCTTATCGATAATCCGAGCCTTCATCTCAGAAGATATTACTCCTTCTGTTCCCATAGGATTAAAGATCTAATCCGTTAATGAAATCATCAAAGTCATCTCCACCTGAAGAGCTTTCGGTAGATGAAGCAGTTTCGGTTACAGCTTCAGCAGCCTTTTCAGCCTTCTTAGGTTCAGGTGCAGCTTGTGGTTTGGTAACAGTTTCAATAGCCTCACCTGGATTACTGAACTGAGAAAGAACGTTCATAACTTTAGTTCTCTGTTCATCATTCCATGGTCGGTAATCGAAGTTAGCCAATTCAGGTGCATCCTTAACATAATCCAAAATTGCAGTTCTCCCTGCGTCATCAGCGGTTACAGATTCTCCGTTGATTGTCATAGCAGAACGAGAGCCTTGGAATTTACATGAATCGTAGTTAGGATAACCACCTTTCTTAGAAATAATCAATTCAAAGTTCTTACCTTCGAATGGATCAAACACTTGTGTAGGTTCATCAAACTGTGGGTTAAGTTCCTCATCAATTTTAGCTTTAATTTTGTAGCCAAATTTCATTACTTTAATTTGACCTTCAAGCTCCTTGTTTTGTGGATCTTTAACAATTTGTACCAGTGCGTAAAATACTTCTCTACGCTTAAGTCCCTCTGACATCTTTTTATCTACAGCCGATTCAGAGTTTCTAAGTTTGAAGAACATATCCTGTACCGGACATTTGTCTCCAACGGTAGATGGTGAATCTGCGTAGAATCCGTTGCCATCTCGGTCTTCTAACCAATAGACATACTTACGAACGAAAGGTTTGCGTGGATTTTTTACGTTAGGTAGAAACCTAATTAATGAACGGTAGGTACCGTCTTGTCCCTGATCGGGTTTTGGTGAATACAGATCGCTACTTGGTGCGGGTCTGTCTCCAGTGTCAAGGTCATTGACGCTTACACTGAAAATGTCGAATTCATTTGCCATTTTAATTGCCTTTTTTTAAGTTTTACTTTTTGTTAATTTAAAAGCCATAACTTAGCATTGCCTATTTGCGTGCCCGGGAATTGCCAATATACTTTGCCTTGTTAGTGCCAGTTTAAAAGTCCCTGAATAATCAGTTCCTTTGTTATTTATATATTCATATCTATACTTAGTTTCACACTAACAAGAAAAAAATTAAAAATGCCAAATCCCATCACCGTCTCCTTTAAACGCTAATATTTTCCAATCTAAATCAGTTGATACTATCTCATTTTTCCAGAGCCAGTATCTAATGATCCTTTCATTACTTTTAGAAGTATTCTGTGTGTTATCTTTAATGTATTCCCAAAACTCTATAAAATCATTAAGTCTATTAATACCAAAAGAAAAACAAAAACTCGCAGTCCAATTCATTTCATATTCTGTCTGACCAGGCAACATCATATCAGGATAAGCTAGTATTGTATCATATGGATTATCATAATCCCATATTCTCTTAAAGTAAACTCCATCTTTATCATTTAAACCACTACCACAATTATCGCTTAAGTTATATCTACCTGATAGTTTTGTCACAAAGTCGTATTCCTTTAGTTTATGGCTATAATGATTTAAGAATGTAGAATATAAGACAGCTTCGCAGTGTGATTTATTATGATGTGTATTTATAACCTTGGCGGCATCTTTATTTAAGTTTTCAATTCTTATACATTCTAAATCTTTATATCCCCAGATATTTATTATAAAAGACAAATGAAGATCAGCAGAAGATTCTTTTAATGATCCATCTACTAAATAAACCTTTGCATTTGGATACAGTAAGTAAACTGAATTTATTGCTAATAAAGTCTCTACCATTCTTTCTTTATCAGTTTGAGTACTCCTGGTATCCATGTAATCAAATCTCCCTTTACTAGGTGAGACTACAGATCCTATTATAAATACATGTTTCATGAATCAAGAATAATTGCAGTTATATCATTCTCACGGATACTGAAAATCTTTTCTCCATTAAACTCAAATTCAGTTCCTGCCATGTCATGAAAGAATACTTTAACACCTACTTTAAAATCACTATCCTTAACCTCATCGCCTACTGAAATGATTGTACCTGAATACGGTGGAGCATACTGCCCTTCGGTTTTTGGCATGTATATACTTCCGATTTTTTCAGGTTGTTCATCTTTTTTAAGAAATATTCTATTTTTTATTGCCTTTACCATGATTTTCTGAAACTAAGTTCTAAACTCTATATATAAAATTTAACTGATTGATTGAAAGAAAAGTATCTATTTACTAGCATTTAAGTATTATGTGGTTTTAGGATTGTGGATTGTAAGTATACTGTGATCTCATCCTTTTTCTTTATTTGCATTTAAAATAAAATACGCATCTATTAAATCATCCAAAGGCTTGGGGATCTTTTCTGAAAAGTCTTTACCTTGAGTCCACTTCCACAATTCAGTTTTTCTCAGGTTCTTATCATTAAGTACATCATCTTGAAATGCCTTAGCCATATAGTGCTTGTTTGCATTACCTTTACCTGCTAGCTTTTTAATATGAGAAGGTTGGTAAATTGATATCTTATTGACACCCCATGCATTAACTAGCCTATTTCTTAAGAATGTGTTATACTGTACAATGTCAATAAATGAATTACCTTTAGAACCGTAAGAGAACCCTTCAAGAGAAACTTTATGTGAGTCTGTTCCAAAGAGTGTTATTAAGATATTTCCAATAAGATCGGCTATAGATTGACCGTCTGTCATTTTCTCTCGTTCTCTAAGTAAAAAATCCTTACTTGCTACATGCCTATAATAAGGAAAGCCTATTATGGTTTTACTGTCCATCAATTCTTTATGAACTGAAAATGCTTTAGGTATTTTACGGCCTTCTTCATCCCAGATACGATTACCGTAATTAAAGAAAGTTATAAACTTATATTCACCTTGATGGTTCTGTACACAAACACCTGGGCTATTGAGAGAAAAATCAATTCCTGTATAAATCACTTAGATAAGATTAAAGTCTCTTACCAAGAACCGCACCTAATGCAGCTCCTACTAATCGACTGGTTAGAAGATCATATAGAGCACCCTTCTCAATTCCTAATACTTTAGCAATTGCTTTACCTACCGCCTTTCCTAAAGCAAAACCAGTAAGACCACCTAATACTGAACCTAAGATACCCTCATTAACAACTTCTTCCATTACTTCTTCAAGATCACGACCACTTTCATGTTCTTTCATTATGCGATCAACCGCTTCATCGATTGCAGCTTCCTGCTCGTGGGTTAATGATTCGTTTAACAAAGCCTCAATATCTACTGAGTCATTATGGTTTTCGGTAAGGTAATCTTTAAATGTTTTCATTGTACTCTATTTCCTTTGTTTATATATTAGGTAAGATTAACTGCTATATTAAGTATGTTATATGTGAAGTTAATATCAAAGGTTTGGAATTCTACTGTATTGCTTGAAAAGTTTAAATCTAATGCACTTACACCGGTCATTATCATATCTTTTAGCTGAACGGTAACAAAAATATTTCCTTCGCCGTCTAACATTTGCAAACCTACACCTTCTGGTACGAACGGATCTTTACCTGATAGCTTATAGTAATAGTCAAAAGTTTCAACAGCCATCCAATAATTTATCCACCCATCAAATGCTTGCATGGTAACAGTTAAAGTTTTATCAAATAGCTCTTGTGTAGGTAAGCTACTTCTAAAGCTCCTAGTATTACCTGGGAAGTCATTTTGTGTAACAGGATCAAAAGATGGGCCTGGTAAATTCATTGACTGTATTCCGTAATTAAAATAGTCAATAGGTTCCTTTATAAGACCACCAGGTATCCTATTTAGATAAGGCCTATACTTATTTGAAATTTCCTTTGGAATAAAAGTTCTAGGAAACTCAAACCTAAATTGATTATTTCTTGCGCTTAATATCATATCTTACTCTGCTATGAACCCGCCGCTGCCGCTCCTAGATTGGCTAAGACCTGATGCAACATTTAATTTTCCTGTTACTGGAGTTCTTTTAGTATTAAATTCCTGTAAATTATTAGCGGCCTGTTTGAAGTATCTTTTTTCTTTTTTCTTTGATGTTTGAATTTGTGCCTTTTTCCGTATTGCAGTAACCTGTTCCCTTTTCTTTTTATTTGCATCAGCTAAAGCCTGGGCTTCTTCCGCTTCCTTTAGAGCCAGTTCAGATTCTGCAGATCCTAGCTTATCGGTAAGAGTTGCTACTTCATTAGTGAGAGATAAGTTAGATGCTTCTAATGCTTGTATAGTTGCAATTTGTTCTTCATCCAAAGATATCATTTCAGCTAATTGAGTATTAAGCCTTTCTATCTCAGACTGTAATTTAGCAAGTTCTTGTGAATATAGCAATGCCTGTTCATTTAACTTAGAAGTCATTGTTTGTTTGGCAGCATCATTTAAGCCTAAGAATGTACCTGTGTACAAAACGCTTTCATCACTTACACCGCTTTCATCCTCCATTCTTGTAGAGATATAAAAGTTATTATTATCCAATGATAAAATCTTCTTTGAATTTTCTTTATCAATTTTAAAGAGTACTTGACCCTGGGAAGGATCCACTTCTTGTACCCTTGTAAAATTAGGAATTCTTATTTCATCATTTTCACCAACAAAAACTAAAGTAAGAGTACCTACATTACTTAAGTCAATCGGCTTATCCACCAATTCACTATTTTCACCAGTCTCATCAAACAGCGTAAAGATAATGTAATCATCAAATGGTGATATTCTAATAACACCATCACCCTGTGGTAACGGCTCGGCCGTAGGATTGAGAGTCGTAAACTTTTTATAGTATTCTCTTTCCTTTTTTGTTACTGATATGTTAGTCTGTACTGCCATCGTCTTCGGTTAATGTTTGTATTTTTGCTGGTGAAATTGCAGCCTTTACATTTAATCTATCCCTAAATGAAGTAACATACTTGGTCTTAACTACTAATTGCTCTACAATTTTTTCTGATGTTTCCCCTGGTCTAGTTCCAGAATTTCCATTATTAACTATGATGTTACTTCCATCATCTTTAGATATCTGATTATAGACATTTGCAACTGTAGGTACTACACCTAAGTTTATCTTCATTAATCTTCTTCCGTATTTCTTAACATCAAATGAAGTTAAATTTGCTTGTTTAATTATCTGTGTATTATCAGCTCTATTATAAAGTCTTAATAAGTAATTTATTGAAAAGGATGCAGCAATTGAACTATTTAGTACAATAGGTCTAAATAGGATAGGATTATCAAAGTTTGTGGTTTGTGTATATACCTGAGTACTGGTTTTGGTAAAGTTAGTACCTATCTGTTCACTTACATTAATTTCATGGAATACAACATAGTCACCACCTGATGAATTAAGTTGTGCAATGAAATTAGAAAAAGTAGAACCGGTCACCATCCCAGTTAGCTCAAAGTAATCTCCACTATCCGATTCAACCACACTTGCATAAAGATCATCATAGATGTCTCTGTTTGCAATAGTAACTGAATTAATTTCTTCTACATTATAATAGCTATAACTGTTTTCAACTATAGTTTCATAAATCCCAGTAGCCTTAAGTGTAATAGTAGGAGTACCTAAAAAGCCTTGTCCTTCTGTTAACTTATAACCTAGACCGTTAGGTACAGCATTATTAAATCCATTATTCATAAAGTAAAGAGAAGGTACACGCCATTCAATATAAGTAGCATATAACTTGTCATTAATTAGAATTGGATCAGGATTAAATACAGGTGTATCCGTCTTTAAGAAATTTATAGACGATAAGTTTAGCATCTTACCATCTCTTCTAGGAACTAGTGTTTCAAAAATAATTCCATCAAATCCAGTAAAGCTAAATCCTGAAATAAAATGGACCCTTATCTTATCATATGCAATCAGCTGCTGTGGGCTAAAAGATTGTAAAAGACTTGCACTATCTGTTAAGAGTGGGTCAAAATCATTATAAGGAACACCTATGTCAGTATCTAAATAAGCATACTGTGTTTTATTTTCATTGATGGCAGCTACAGATATATCACGATAGTTACCCATCTCAGCTGCAACCGCATCAGTATTAAATAAGTAACTACCACCCGTATGACCATCTCTCATGATCTCAATAGGGTATGTTGCTGTACTAAACTCTGTTGGATTAGACTGGCTAGTGTAAATATACTCAATAAGTATACCGTCTGATATTTGTATAAACTTAGATGATTCCATTCTAACTATTTATTTACCATTGCAAAAACTTAGGAGTATAACCTAGACCTATACCTACATACGGTGTAAATCCATTGCTGCCATACCCAACGCCTAGCTGTAATCCAATGCCTAATGTTTTTCTATTTTGTTTTTGGAGATCTAAAAAACCTTTACTCGTTTGGTCTATTAGTATTCCTTGTGCGCTATTAAAAGTTGTTCCTGGGTAATCAGTTTCAAGATTTACAAAAACCTCTTTGGTTTCTCTATCTCTCAATATAGAAGCAGTTAACCAAATGTTCTGGTTAAGATCAATAGTAGCATTACCTAGATCTATTGTACTGTCATGTGCTTCATAAGGTACAATAATACCAATCTCTCTAGAGCTATTACCCCAAGTAGCAGAGTCCTTAATTTGAAATGCTGAACTAAAATTACCAATGATAGTATCAACCACGGTAACAGGTACTTCAACAATAACCTCCTTAATAACAGTCTTGGTTTCTATTATTGTAATAGGTGGTTTATTTTTTTCATACTCAAGTGTTTTCCCTAGCTCATCAATAGTTAAGGTTAGTGCCATGATCTCAGCTTCAGCATTACCCTTCTCATTAATGTAGTTTTCAATTTCATCCAGTGAAGCTTTCCAATTATTCTCTATTCTTGTAGCTTCTCCTTTAGCTTCAGTCGTAGCTTGACACTGTCTTAAAAACAAAATACATAGCACAACAATACCACCTAGTAAAAACATTCTAGTATTTTTAGGATCAGTAATTACGCTTAATATGTTTTTAAGTATTATCATATACCCTCTTCATAGATCTGTAATAGCTTATAAGGAGTAACATTACTTTCTCCGTATTTTTCTATTAAGCTATCCATAAACTTTTTTTCCTTTCCTTTCATTTGCTCAAGCTCAGTAAAAAGACTATCTCTCTTTTCCGCCAAACTTTCAATACTCTTTTGCATTAGGTCAATAGAAGTTTCAATTTCCTTATACCTGTCTACAAATTCTTTAAGCTCTTTTCTTTCTTTTTTATTCATTATGGTAACATATATTGTATTGTAAATCTAACACCACTACCATTATTACTAACGGTACTTGCGTATGGGTTCCCGACCCAAATACCACTACCCCATTTAAAGGCTAACCCATTTGTACCAGCAGCGAAGGCTTCTACTGGCATCATCCGAAATGCATAAGATCCACCTGCACCAGAAAAGAGTGTACCACTTCCGTGTAGAACTGTAATGTTGCCTGATGATGGCTTAAGCGGTAATGGCCATATACGCTGAGTAGCATTAGATCCACTAGTCGTAGCAGTTCCGCTAAATGTAACATTACGACCTACTCTTATCCATTGCCCTGTTATAGAACCTCCACCCGTAATTGTATTAGATGGTCCAAATTCTCCACTTGCAAAAATACCTCTAGTTCTCTCAGGGTTAGATGCATATAATGGTGTTGAAGGCGGTGTGATCGCGCTGGTGTGATCTATATGAATATTACCTTCCGCATACCAAGTAAACTGTTGCCCATTATAATTAGTGGCTTCATTAACACCATACGAAAGTAGTTGTAACTTGTCATCATCAGCATCCATTCTTATACCTACAGGTCTGGATTTAGGGGCTATAACTAACCCATTAGTACCAGCAGCTGTAGCGGTACCCCTATTAATAATAATGTTATCATTATCATTAGACAGTGGTGAATAATCATCAGTACCTACCTGTGTATGAAATTCTATTGCTTTATCATCAGTACTATTTGTAAATTTAACAGCACCGTTTCTTGCATCACCTTGTACTGATGAATGATTACTTGATACTGCTAAAGTATAACTTTGCGCGGTAATTGGAATATCAGCATCAGCTGGTTGTTTGATATAAACCCAACCCCTGCTGGATCCGCTAGAATCACCGAAGTTAACATGGGATGAATACTGATATGTAGAGCCATACGGCTCGTACCCCAATATAACTCTACCATTAGACGAAATTGCAGACGCTTTTATACCACCAGATATATAAACATCCCCACCACTTTGTAAAGCTGTAGCATCACCACCTAAAATAGCTACCTGACGACCTATACCTGATAAACCAAAACCAGTAGCAAGTGGACTTCCCGACCCACCTTTAATA